GATTCTTCGCTTCCGCTTCAATGCAGTTAAGTCGTCTGTGGTGTTCGATACATTCCCCAAGTGTATGGAACTAGCATTTCCTGGGGTCAGGTACAACATTAGCAAAACCGATTGGTATGCTGAATTCGAGAATGGTTCGCAAATTTGGTTTGGCGGGCTAGATGACAAGGAAAGAGCTGAAAAAATCCTTGGCATGGAGTTTGCAACTATCTACCTCAATGAGTGTAGTCAAATTCCGCAAGGATCGAGAGATATAGCTGTTACGCGACTAGCGCAGCAAGTGGAGCAAAAGGTGGGCGATAAACCCGCTAGACCGCTAAAGACCCGAATGCTATATGACTGCAATCCACCATCAAAGGTGCATTGGGCGTATCGATTGTTCGTAGAGAAGCGCGATCCCGAGACAAAGCAAGCAATCTTGCACCCAGAGGATTACGCCTGCTTCCAGATCAACCCACAAGACAATTCAGAGAATGTAAGCGCAGGGTACTTAGAGACACTGCGAAACCTTAGCCAACGGTTACAGCGCCGATTCCTCAAGGGTGAGTTTGCAGATGCAACACCTAACGCCCTGTTCAAGGAAGAGGACATTGACAAGTGGCGAGTCGTTGACGCCAAGTTACCTGATCTCGTGCGTGTTGTGGTCGCTGTTGATCCTTCTGGCTCTGGTGATGCTGACAACGCGGATAACGATGCGATTGGCATATGTGTTGTCGGTCTTGGTACTGATGGCATTGCATACCTGTTGGAAGATTGCACGGTCAAAGCTGGCCCTGCTACTTGGGGTCGTGTTGTTGTTAGTGCTTACGAAAGACACGATGCTGACGTTGTAGTTGGTGAATCTAACTATGGCGGCGCAATGGTTCAACACACTATCCAAACGGCACGGCCTAGAACGCCCTACAAGGCTGTAACGGCGACTCGTGGCAAGGTAGTTAGGGCAGAGCCTATTAGCGCCTTATACGAGGTTGGCAAGGTTCGCCACGTTGGTGACTTCCAAGAACTGGAAGATGAATTAGTCGCCTTTAGCACTGTTGGCTACATGGGCGAATCAAGTCCGAATCGTGCAGACGCATTGATTTGGGGTCTAACTGAATTGTTCCCCGGCATTGTTAGAGGTGAACGCAAACGCAAAGAACTTAAGACCATTCCAGATTCCTCACATGGGGGGTGGATGGCAGCATAAAACATGACCAAAGACGAAATCCTACAAACTGCTAAAGAGAGGTTCGAGAAATCAATCGAACACTCTGCCCACAATGTGGACAAAGCCAAGCAGGATATTCGTTTTGCTGCCGCATCGCCTGATGATCCGTGGCAATGGGATGAGGTTGATGTGCAAGGACGCAAGCAACAGCAGCGCCCAATGTTGACAATCAACAAGTTGCCACAGCACATCCGTCAGGTAACTAACGACATTCGCCAGAATCGTCCAGCAATCAAGTTCCGTCCTGCAGATGATGGTGCAGACGTTGAAGTGGCTGAAATCCTGAATGGATTGTCGCGTCACATAGAGGCGAACTCTGACGCTGACGTTGCTTATGATCGTGCGGCTGAAGCGATGGTGGTGCATGGGCTTGGCTACATTCGGGTTCTGTCGGATTACGTGAGCGAGTCATCGTTCGACCAGGACATTTTCATTGGGAGTGTCAAAGACCCGTTCAAGGTTCACGATGACCCGGACGCGACAGACCCAGCGGGTGCAGATCGTAAGTGGTTGTTCCTAGAGGACAAGCTGTCAGAAGATGACTTCAAGGCGCAGTTTCCCAAAGCGGAGCCGATTGATTGGCACTTCGTCAAGGATTCTGATTGGTTCGCAGACAAGTACATCCGTATCGTTGAATACTTTGAAGTTGTGGACAAAGACGAGGATTTATATCTCTGGTCGAACAACACGACGTCATTCAAGAGTGAGCCATTACCGCAAGGTGTTTTCGTTGGCGAAAAGCCGTTAAAAACACGTAAAAGCAAGCGCCGTGTTGTCATGTGGCGCAAGATGAATGGGCAGGAAATTCTTGAGGAAAAGGAATTCCCAAGCAAGTACATTCCGTTTGCGCGTGTAGTTGGTAACGAGTGGGTAATTGACGGTAAAACGTACATATCTGGCTTGGTAAGAAACGCCAAAGACTCGCAGCGCATGTACAACGTTGCCCAAAGCGCGATTGTTGAGCGTGTCATGCAAGCGCCTAAAGCGCCCTGGCTGGCTCCGGCTGAAGCGGTTGAAGGCTATGAAAAGACATGGCAGACAGCTAACACCGCAAACCATGCATTCCTGCCGTACAACCATACGGACGAGAATGGTGAGCCAATCCCAATGCCGCAGCGCCAAATGCCTACGGTGGTTGAGGCAGGGCTGAATCAGATTGCAATGGGCGCAAGTGATGACATTAAGGCCGAAACGGGCCAATATGATGCTTCACTAGGTCAGAAGTCGAATGAAACGTCTGGACGCGCAATCATGGCCCGTCAGCGTGAAGGTGACAACGCAACCTATCACTACATTGATAACCTTGGTCGGGCTATTCGTCACGTAGGCCGGATTATTCTGGACATGATTCCAAAGATATACGACACCAAGCGGGTGGCACGTATTCTTGGTGAGGATGGCTCTGCGAATAAAGCAATTCTTGACCCTGAGCACGATCAAGCAATCAGCGAGTTCCGGGATGACGCGGGGGAGATTAACCGCATATTCAATCCCATGATCGGTACTTATGATGTATATACAACGTCAGGCCCATCTTTCACGACTCGTCGCATGGAAGCATTGGATGCTATGACCTCGATGACACAGGCTAACCCGGCTTTGTGGCAAGTCATTGGTGACCAATTGGTGAAGAACATGGATTGGCCTGGAGCTGAAGAAATGGCAGAGCGTTTGAAGTTGACGCTACTTCCAGTTGTCCAGCAAGAGATTGACAAAGACAAGCAACCCGACCCAGTTCCACCTCAAGTGCAGCAGGCTATGGGCCAAATGCACGACCAGATCGGACAGTTGGATCACGTCATCCAAAAGATGCAGCAAGAGATTGAGCAAGCAGAGATTGCCAAGGGTGCTGCTGAACTGAACGCACAGAAGGCGCAGGCTGAAGCTATATCGCTGAAGTTGGAATTGCAGAAGCGTGACGCACTTGACCAAATCGAGGATGCACAAGAGGCCAGCGAAGAACAGGCAGAGCAGATCGACCAACTTGAATTGGTGAAGCAACGTGCCTTAGACGCTAGAGAGCGATTCAAGATTGAGACGCAAGCCGCTGCTGACATTCGCAAGGCTGAGTTAGCTAGTGCAACACAAATCGAAGTGGCGCGTATCTCGCATATCCCTGCGGTTCCTGATGCACCAACGGCAGCAGACGAGGCTGTGACCATGTTGGCTCAGTTGATGGCAAGTCATCAAGAAATGATGGTGCATGTTGCCAAGCCTAAGCAGGCTCAAGTTCGCATTGTTAAACAGGCTGACGGTTCATTTGTCGGCGAAAAGATTGAAAGCTAGACATGGCGATTACCCTAAACACCACGCTCAGAAATGCAAGGGCAACGGCAATCGTTACTGAGGCTGGAGCAACTGCCAAACTGACTGTGTACACAGCGGCTTATGGTGCGGTTCTGTACACCTCGACTTGTGCGGCTACTCTCGGGACTGTTGCGGCTGGTGTGCTGACGTTTAACGCTGTTGGCGATGCTACTGCAAGCGGTGCGGGTACAGCTGCGATTGCGCGTCTGTTCAAGTCTGATGGGACAACAATGGTTATCGAGGGTTTGACGGTCGGCACAAGTGGCACGAACATCACGATAACAAACACCACGATTGCGGTGAGTGACGTTGTGACTACAAGCTCCGGCTCAATCACTGAGGGCAATCCCTAATGGCAATTAGCCACTATTACTCGCAGACGGTAGCAGACGGGACAGCTACGTCCGTGGTCCGTCCGAGTGATTGGAACTCTGTTCACAACCAAGTGCTCAACATGGGTGGAAACACCTCTGGCACAAGTCAGATTTCAGGCTCTGACATTGTCTGGGCTGGTGGCAATAACATCACCCTGAGTGCTAACGGTTCGACGGTAACTATTGTTGGCCCTGCAACGGTTGCACAGACTGTCCAAACACAGGCAAACGGCAATATCGTAGG